CAGGAACACAATTTGGCACCATCTTTCCACCTTTTTTCTTCATTCCAACTTGTTTGAATCCAGGCCAACAAGGATTGTCTTTATCTTCTTTCATTTTTTCATCAAATTTCATTTCATAATTGTATGCAACTACTCCCTTTGTTGGGCCCTGCATTTTTCTCAAGTAGACATGAATGGTTGAACTACCAGTATGATGAGGCATAGTAAAGGCAGGTTTTCCTTTTAACATCTTTCGATCATCTGTGGCATTAACAATGATTCTTGCTAATTTTCTTCTCTTGATCTCATCAGTAACGTATGTGTCAGTTCTTTTATCTTCTTCTAGATATTCTTTGAATTTTTTCATTAGTTGTCTACCTTTGCTGAGGCTCTCCATTGAAAACAACTCCAATACCTTGCTTTGTATTTGGGGCCTGGGTCTGAGCAGTTATGTCTTGCACGAAATGACTTTCTCCTTGCAGGATCATCTCGTTTAATTTCCATGTTTGGATCTCCAAATCCTACCTTGATAATATTTCCCTTTTCATTTTTTACATAAACGTAAAACTTTTTCTTATCACCAGATGGGGCACGAAAAGGATCATTGAGTTTGACTTTTCTACCTTGATATTCTGCTTCCGAAATAATGTGATCAAAACACTCTTCGCAGCAACTTTCTGTATATTCTTTAAAGGTTTTCATTGTCCACCTCTAATGTCCGTTAAATATTTGTGGTCTACATCTTCGATAAATTTTTTCATGTATCCCTGTAATTCTTCTGCTTCTTTGTCATCATCAACGAAATTCATTGTACCTTTGAGTTTTATTTTATCGTCAACTAATTCTTTACACTCTTTGTAAGTGAAACCTCTATAATTTTCTAAATTTTGATGTACTATAAACACTTCATCTATCTTGTCATACACATTATTACCAGACCAATAAGTGTAAAACTTAGAGGTAATCCATCTTGAATAACTCATATACTCCAATTCTCTAATCCTGTTAATATTATTGTTTTCTTTTAATTTGCCATTTTTCTTTATACACTTCAACTTTGTCAAATACTTTAAGATGTTCCAACATGGAACTTACTGGAAGAATATCCTCTTTGAGTTTATGCGAAAGTGTCATTAAATCGCAAGGGCCTTTCTTGAGTGTAACAAGAAGTCTATCCTCAAAAGATGAATATTCATTGAACTTTTTCATACCTCCCTTTTACTATGAATATTTTTACTTTTTCTACTTACTGGCCAATTTGTACAATATGGATGAGCAGGGTCAAACTTTTTTTCGTATTTCATACTCGACATCTCCGACTCATCTTCTTCTTCATCCCACTCATCGCCAATAATATCTACTCCGTGATCTACTTGAGGGAGCGAATTCTTACTATCCAACCTCTACCTCCATCTGATGTTTTATACTCCAAAGTCTTTTCAAGTTCAAAATCTTTTTCTTGATCTTTATTTTTGTTTTGCTTGGTAGTCTTTGATTGCTGCTTTGATTGCATCTTCTGCTAGTACTGAACAATGTATTTTGACAGGCGGAAGCGAAAGTTCTTCCACGATTTCCGTATTTGATAACTCCATTGCTTCATCAACAGTTCTACCCCTAACCCACTCAGTAGCAAGGGAACTAGCAGCAATAGCACTACCACACCCAAAAGTTTTAAACTTTGCATCTTCGATTGTTCCTTCTTCATTCACTTTTATTTGAAGTTTCATTACATCGCCGCATTCTGGAGCACCGACAAGGCCAGTACCGACATCATCACTCCCAGCGTCCAAACTACCAACATTATTCGGTCTTTCATAATGCTCCAATACTTTATCTGAATATGCCATTATTTTTTCTTTTCTAGGGTTTCATAAATTGGGTCAGTTGTGTGATGGTCTGTGCTTTTCAAAAGTGCTCTTGAAGATGCAAGACGATCTAAATTTTCTGGTGTTTGAGGAAACTCTATAATCTTTCCCATCTCAACTCCCGATAAAATTCTTAACCTTTTCTTCACCCAATCAATCATTATCCCAATCTAATAATTGTTGTTTACCTTGTTCTGCGAGATATTCTCTATTCTTCCAATGTTCACTTTTAACATCATCTTTGTTCTGGCCCCAGTATCCTACTGCATAACCATTCTCACACATCCACTTATTTACGTTTGTCCAACCACCAAATTCATCTCCATCTTCGGTACAATTGATCCAAATCTCTCCTAAAATTCTACCGAACTTTCCTCTTGAATCAGCCTCTGGACATCGAACTTGCATTTCAATATCATCTCTGTCAGACATAACTGCCCAATGTACCCATGACTTGAGAGCAGCAGAGGATAGTTTACCATACACCTTTTCGTTCTTATGTCTTGTTCTTGATTCTGGTGTATCGATTCCAAGTAAACGAATTCTACCACAAAACCTCACATCAAAACCTAAATCAATAACTGCATCTATAGTGTCTCCATCGACAACTTTTTCTATTGCAGTTATATTGTAAATAAATTCACATGGTTCTTCAATCTTATATTCAGCCACTTCATCCTTTCTCTATATCGCTGCGACTAATTCCTCATCGCAACCACACGGGTTTTCAATCGTGCATTCACATGGATCACAAGTACAATTTTCGCATTTGCATTCTTCGTTCTCGCACATATTAGTTATCCTTCGATTTTGACATGGACTTTCTACGTTCCACATCTTGTTTACGTTTATCTTTGACTAATCTTTTAGCAAACTTTGTAATTACGTTTGCTTTCTTTTTGACTATATCTGAAATTTTGCCACGTTCTGCATAACTGAGATCTGATTTACTTTTTGTTTTAAGTTTTGGAAAGAACTTTTTGATCACTTGTTGTATTGCAGCTTTTCTTGCTCTTGTATCAAGTTGTTTTTTACTAGCTGCTTTCTTCATTGCACGTTGTCTTTTCATGATGAATGCAGGTTTCTTTGCAGCAATCTTCATTCTTAGTGCCATCTTCCTTCTCATTGCAGGACTTAATGCCTCTGGAATCATAAATTCTTCTTCCGTTTCTTCTTTAATTGTCATGTTCATTCCTTTTGCTACTGCATCGTAGAGTTTTTTACTGTCTTTTTCAGATACACCAGCAGGTATACCCATTTTGAAAATGTCATAATCTCCTGCCGCAACTGCAGCTCTCATTTTTGATGCAGACATACCCTCAACTCCTTCTGCATCTGGATCTCTTTCTCCTGCCGAAATCACTTGAATATTGTCAAAGTCATAAAATCCATGTTTGTTTTTTTCTCCATTATACTGATTCAAAATTTTATTGAAATCTTGAACACGATCACTTCCTACTACCATAACGAGTTTGCTGTACTTTTTTATATCATACAACTGAACTGCGGCCTCTAATGCATTTTTTGCTTTTGATTTAATAAATGCGGATCTGTGTTTTGGAAAGATGATTTTCATGAACATTTGTTTCTGTTCATGTTTAAGAGGATTTTTCTTGGAGTCTTGAGAATGACTCATGAACACATAATAATCACCTCTATGTTTAGAGGCAGCATTTGAAACTGTTTTGAGAAGTTTTTCATGACCAATTGTAGGGGGATTGAATCGGCCAAAAGTAAATACTGCTACGCCTCCCTTAGTTTCTGTTAAAAATTGTTCATAAGTTTTGTTCATTTGGGTTTTTCTCCTGCATCCCAATCTTTGGAAGTTGTGAACAAGTTTTTCGTAAATTCTAATCGATCAACTAATTTGACAATTTTACCATCTGATATTGCGGTAAAACCCTCTTGTCCAACTACTTTAAATCCAGAGTTAGTCTTAACAAAAGTTTTCAACTGTTTTATTTTATTTAATTGTGAGACAATTTTTTCTTTAATGATTATTGATTGAGAAATAAATTCAATTACGATTACCCAATCTTTTGCTTCAGATTTTAATTTTCTTCTTAGTATTTTTTCTTTGTTTGTGTCGAAAGTTTTTAAACTTTTCTTTTTTTCACCAACTACATATTCAACAAAATCCGAATAGTATTTTTTGGAATCTTTAATTCCTATACCTTTTTTTATTTGACTATTATCAAATTTTAAAAGTTCAGTAATTATTCCTTTAGAACCTGTCTCTAATTTATTTATCGCAGACCTAGTTTTACCACTTATTCCTTTTAAACTTTTCAAGAGTTTATTCATATTCTTAGACTCTGTTTCACTAAACAATGCACCACCTACATCTGTTAAATTAGCATCATCAAACCAAACATCTTTATTTTCTTTGAATTCACTTTTAGATACATCAAATGATGCAGACATTTCTGGTAGGGTTTTTCCAGTATATCTTGTATGCATTGCAATACCAAGTTTTGCAGAGTTAATCTGTTTTCCCAAATCACTATCTGATGAAACTGCGTATGAAATACTGTTTGGCCTAAACATTAACAATGACTCTCCATCTATTGTTTCTTTAGACTTTTGATCTGGTGTAAACATCAAATCGCCTTGAAATACTCCTTTGCCTTTCCAGATTTTAGGTAATAATTTTAATGCGAGTTTTAGTTTGTCTGGCAATTGGCCTTGACCTCCATGAAACTTGTCAATATCTGCATTTGTAAAATTTACCTTTGGATTCTTTTTGGCAAATGCGGATTTTGTTCCTACAAAAAACTTTCCAGATTCGGGATCAAACCCTGCTGTTAAGCCAGGAGCACCATCCCATTTCAATCCAATCTTTATTGAACCACCTTTACCACCTTCCAACATATCAATCAAAGATTCTAAAAAATTTACAGTTGTATTCACACCAGTACCACCATCAACTAAAAGAGATTGATCAATGTGTGCTAGATGAGTATTTTTTCCTTCTGATAAATTTTGTTCTTCGATAAATTGTATGAAAGTTTTCATTTACACAAATCTCTCCATCTCATCTGGAACAACAAGTCCTTTAGATCTACTAATAACAGCGATAAAGGTTTTGATAATTTCTTTCTTTTTACTTCTATACAGATATTTTGGATGATCTAGAATTTTAAACAATGACTCAAAAGACTCTGCATCTTTAACAGTAAACGCAGGCCCCAATATTGCTTTTATAATACCCTCTGGTTGATTTTCTAAAACCTTGGTTTCAAGAGTTTGTTTTCTTCCCTTTGCAAATAATTTTCCAGACTTACCTATTCTTGTCTGCAACCCTCTCATCAATCCACGTTTCAAATCTATAAAATTTCTTTTAAACAAAGTAGGAACTTCTACATCATTTTCATCATATCCTTTTTCAAGAACTTCAAAATCCATGACTGATGCCATAGAAGATAGGATTATATTTCTATAAATCCCTTTCCATTTTGATTGTTCTTCGTGTGGACTCCAAAAGTTAAATTTTGCAAGATCAAGATTATCGACAATCATTAGATCTAATTGAACTTTTTTATTCTTTTGTTTACCATCAGTATTGGAAATAGGAAACTGAAGTGATATTACACCAGTTCCTTTGTTAGAGACAACTGTATTAGAAACTTTCTTAGCTTTTCCTGCAATGAAATCGAACAATTCATCTGCTATTTGAATCGCATTTGCTCTTAAAACTTTATTTGCATCAATTGCTATATCAATATCACCAGAAGAACCTCCAGGCTTTCTCTTACCTGTAGAACCTAATACTCCTATATCTTTAGTTGTAATCTTTAGGGGTTTGATGATTTTAGTTGAAATTGCTTTTAGAGTTGCTTCAACATTTTCTTGGTTGATTCTATCAACATCTCCAACTGCACCACCACCTTCTTTTATGAATTCTTTGAATCGTAACATTATTTTTTGAACATTTCCTTAAAATTAGGAGTGGCAACTGCTTGAAATTGTGGATTTGCAGTATAACTTCCTTTGTATCTTATTTCTAAATCGATTATTCTTCTATTATCACTAAAAATTGAAAAGAAAACTTTTGCTGCACCAGCACCTTTTTCCCATGCTTGAAGTTTGCCTGGAGTCGATTTCATTTCTAATTTTGAATTAAATATCCTAGTTATTGCTTCTATCGTTTGTGGAGTATCTTTCATCTCAGCAGGTTCAACATTAACTT